AGAAGTAAAGCTGAAAGCTACATTAAAAGCAATAATGTAGGGGTACCAAAAACTAACTTAAAGATCAACTACCAAGACTTATCAAAAGTTGAGGGGATATTTGATAATCCAGCACTTGAAGAAGTTGATTTATGTGATAGATTAAAAGTTTATTACAGTGAATTAGGAATAATGAATGAAAGTGCTAAGGTTGTTAAGGTAGTTTGGGATGTTATTCTTGAAGAAAATCACGAGATAGAAGTGGGAGATGGTAGAAGTAGCTTTACTGATAGCACTTCAGCTAAAATAGAAACACTACAAGCACAGAACGATTCAGTACTTGCTAGAATAAATGCTTTGATTGCTGAACAAGACGCAGCATTTGATAGATACTTTAATGAGAAATCAAAAATTATTGATGATAAGGTGAAAGGTGGATATGAAAAAGCCTTGCTATCTAGTGAGGAAAAAATCCGAAAAATGAGTGAAGCTTTTGACGAAAAACTAGCACCTATTAGAAACCAAGTATCAACAACCGTAGAAAACTACAATAGGCAGTTCCAAGCTACAAACTTAGAGATAAGCAAGAACAGAGTTGAAGCAACTAAGCAGATTCAAGCACTATCTGATAGAGTTAGCAACATGCAGGATATTTCTAGTAATTCAACAGTTGTAGAACTTAGAGGGCTTGTTAACGGAGCTACAAGCAAGGTTACAGAACTGGAAAATAGCATTACTAGAGAATTTACTAACGTTAAAAAGAAAAATGAAGATAGTTTGAATGCAGTTAAGGCTGAATTTAAGAAAGGTGTAGATGGCTTAACAAGTAAGATTAGTTCTTTAGAAGAATATAAAAATCAAGATGATAGTAGAACTGAAAGTTTAAAACAATGGCTTCAGAGAGATACAGCTAGTCAATTAAGTCGTGAAAGAACTGAAATCATAAGAAATGTAAGGGATAGTATTCCAACAAGTATTGGTGGAAGAAACTATATTACTGACAGCGGAGAGCCACTACAAAAAGAAGGTCACTCATGGGGTGGGAATTGGGAAGTAAGAACACATCCATTTTATTACAATAGTAATAAAAAAATAATGTGTTTACCGAATTCAACAACAAGTGAAAATTTCATAAGAACCCCTAGATTTAAGATAAAACGTAATACAGACTACGTTATTTCATTTAAAGGTTTTGCAAGTCAGAATACTAAAAGTATGGATGTACACGTGTTAGGGCGTAGAAATAATGAAACTTCTGATTTTACAATATTCACTAGACCTGCACCGTTGATAAATAGCAAACGATTATCATCTAGTGAGTTAGAAGTTGTTAAGAATGTTAGATTTAATAGTGGTGAAATGGATGAAGCCTTCTTAAGATTTGATAATAATGGTTCAAATAATGGTCAACAAGCAATATTATTTATTACTGAAGTAAAGTTAGAAGAAGGTACTATTTCAACCGACTGGACACCAGCACCAGAAGATAATAATGCTTTTGTTAAAAACATAGAATTTAGTAGCAAGTTTACAGAAAGTGCTAGAGGTATCAACAACCAACTAACCGCTTTAGAAAATTACAAAAATCAAGACGGAGCAAGAGTTGCTAACATGCAAATTTGGGTTCAAAATAATACAGCTAATCAACTGACTGCTGAAAGAAGAAATATCGAAAAGTGGGTTAATGACAAAGGTTATGCAACAACCTCTGTAGTTGAAAACAAGGTGCAGGAAACAGCAAATAGCTTTAGTCGTGAGATTAGCAATGTTAGAAATAGTATTCCAACTAGTTTAGGTGGTCGGAATTATATTACTGATAGTAAAAATTTAAACACTAAAGGATTTTTAAGTTGGAATAAATGGGATAAGTCAGTAGAAGGAGATATTTTAGTTCTAACCAAAGTTGGGGGAAGTGATACTACAGGTTTTTTCATAAGTTTAACAGAGTTAGTTAAAACTCAATTCCAAAATGAAGCAATGACATGGAGTATAGATGTTAGAGCTAATAGAAATTTAACGTTAAGAAATGTTGGCTTTGAAACTAACGGTCAAAAACAAGTTGATATAACAACACAATGGAAAAGAATTAATCACACCTTTGTGAATAAATTCAGTAATTGGTATCAATTTACATTTTATAACCCTACTACTAATTTCAATAACGGAGATAAAATTTATATACGTTTACCTAAATTAGAAAAAGGGAATATTGCAACCGACTGGACACCAGCTCCCGAAGATGACCAACAAAATATCAATGAGTTAAATACGTGGAAGCAAACAGCTACAGAAACTTTAAATACAGTTAGTAGTGGATTGAATGATGCTGTAAAACATTCACAACTTCGAATAGGTGCTGATGGAATCGACTTTGGTTCAAATAAAGTATTTGATGGACGTAACCTTGCGAGTATGCTTTCTGTTAGTCCAGAAAGTATTCAAGCTATAACCGATAAATTAGTAATCACACCAGCTAATGAGAATTTAGTATTACCAGAGTTTAGAGAAACGGTAATTTCTAATAGTAGGGATAAATGGATAACACCGTTAATCACTGGTGATAAATTACAAAATGGAGACCAATTTATCATTGAAGGGGTAGGTTCATGGTATGGTAGGTTAACACAATCTCTTAACTTTACGATTGAAATACAATATAAAACAGGTAGCTACACATGGAAATTCCCAGTTATAGTAGGAAGTAATGAGTATTCAACTAGTGATACTTTAAAATGCACACTTACAGTAACTGGATTAACAGGAGAAGTTAGAAGTTATAAATTGGGATTGTTGCAAAATGGACCAAGTAATTTTACAAATATTACTTTTAAAAATGCTAAAATCTACAAGAAAAAATCAGCAGAATTAATCGTAGATGGTTCAATCGAAGGTCGACAAATTAAAACTAATACCTTAGAAACTGGACACCACAAGGCAGGCAGTATCACTTCAGAAATTATTGCTGCTAATGCAGTTAAAGCTAAGCACGTAGAAATAGATGATGGTTTAATTCATAATTTACTAACGCATAATGCTTTCATCAACAAACTTTGGGCACAACAGGCTTTCATTAACAAATTAAATGCAGTTAAAATTAAGTCTACTCAAATTGACACTGATACCTTGAATGGTGTTGTAATATCTGGACAATCTAAAATTAAAATAGGTCAATATGGTTTTTTACAACCTATTACTAAAGGCTTACAGATAAACGCACCAGAAAATTTTGGAAGTAAGAGAGGTATTGGACTTCAAATTGCTGGAGAGGGTGTAGGACCAAAAGAAAGTGGAGTGCCACCAGGATTATTCATATATGAAGACCCAGATTTTACTCAAGGGAATACTGTACCAAGTGCAGTTAACAGAGTACTATTAACAGTTGCTGGTATGGCTTGTTTTTCATCAAGAATATTAGGGTCTGTTGTTAAGGGACAACCTATTCTTACAAATTTAGACTATAGTTCTCCGTTTTCAAGTCATGCTCCTGTAAAATTCATAGGGTATAAAGAGGGTGGTTTCATGCGATTCTTTAGCACTGACAACTCCAACTCTGATATTTGGAACATCAAAGTAGACCAATGGGGTTCAGACCGAAAATTAAAGACTGATATTAAAGATTCAGAATTTAATGCTATAGAATTTGTTGGAAAATTAAAATTCAAAGAACATGGTTGGAATAAGGATGAAGTTGGTTACGAAAGACCTTATACAAAATGTGGATTGATAGCACAAGAATTGCAAGAACTTGATAAAAGTTTAGTTGTTGATTATGAAACTTATTTAGGGTTAGATGCACTAAGGTTAATTAACATCGCACTTAAAGCAGTACAAGAATTATCACAACAAAATAAAGAACTAAAAAACAAACTGGAGGAAATAATAAATGGATAATCAATTACAACCTATCGACTTAATAGCACAAGAATTGAGTCAAAAAACAATAGAGTTAGCTAATTATAGAGTAGCTTACAATAAGTTAATTAACGAGCTAGAAGCTAAGGAGAAAGAGCTTAAAGAATTAAAAGAAACTAAAGTAGAAGTAAAACACGAGGAGGGACAATAATATGGCTTTAGAAATCTCAGTTAAACAACCTAATCCAACTGCTGGAGGATATAAGAGTGTAAACGTATATTTTAATATGAATACTGGAGGAATTTATTTCAACGGTAACGTAGAATTACCGGGTAAATTTGCAACTGCTAATGATGCAGAAATTCTAGAAGAAATTAGAAAACAAATTGCAGTTCAGATGTATACAGGAGAAGCAACTCCAGCACTAGTTGCTGAATATGCTAATCTGAATAAACAAGTAGGAATTTTAACAGGAAACAAACAAGATACTGCAGAACGTGAGAAAGCATTAACTAAGTTTGCTAATAAGGTAAACAAGGGTAATGATAAGGTGATTATGGCACTACTACTGAATGTGTTAGATCCTAAGACTATTAGTGCTAAGAAAGATGTAATCATCAATGCATTTGATTCTTACGAAGTTAACACAGATTATTCAGTAGGTGATAAGTTTAAGTTTGATGGTAAACTATACGAAGTTATCGCAGAACATACAAGTGTTGTTGAGTGGGTTCCTAGCAATGAACCAACTAAGTATAAGGAAATCACATTTGAACGCACTGAAAATAAAGAACAATTAGAAGATGATAACAACCGTTACATCACTAAATTACAATTGGATGAAGCATTAACAAAAGTAGTCCAAACTATCATGGAACAATTAACACAAGAAGATGAAGGAGAAGAAGAACATGACAATCACGGAGAAAATAGCAACAATTTACCACACAGCGAGGGGGATAATTAAGATGAAATTTAGCTTAAAACGTGCAAAATTTAAACAAGACGATTATTTAGTGCAAACTCACATGAGAATGGTTATTACAGAAGTTGAAACTTTAGAACAAGTGCCTAACTTTGGAAACTTACGTGAAATGGTTAGGTTAGCAGTAGATGAGTTTAAGCAAAAAGAAGCTGAGTTAAAAGCAATTGAGGAAGCAGCAAAAGAAGTTGTTGCTCCAGTAAGTGAACAACCTAAAGTTGAGGAAGTACCAAAAGAGGTAGTTACTCCAACACCAACAGTTACTGAAGTGCCAAAAGAAACTACAGTTGAAGAACACACAGAAAGAAAAGAAGAGCATGCAGAATAGCATGTTCTTCTTTACGAGGTAGTCCCAATGGCTAACTATATTTTGCAATTTATATTGCAACTTTTTACAGTAGCTATCATTCCATTAGTTAAGATATGGTTTGACAATAGCAATAAACAAATAACAAAACAATTTGAACAGTTGAGCAACGAAGTAAAAAGCACGCAGGATAAAACAGAAAAGCAACTTGATAGAGTAAATATGGAAATAAAGAATACGCAGGATAAAGTGGATGAAGTAACACAGATAGGACTACATAATCGTGATTCCAATAAAAGTATAATGTCGTACAGATTGCACAAAGAGTTTAGTGAGGCGATAGAACAAGGATTCACTACAAGTGAAGATTTATCAGAGTTAAGTGGATTATATAAAAGCTATAAGGAAATAGGTGGAAATGGTAAAATTGAAACCTTATTTAACAGATTCAAAACATTACCAATACAAAAATAGGAGGAAAAACAAATGGAACAATTACAACCAATTTTATTAACACTAATCGTGTTCGGACTGAACTTATTAGGTAAGTTTCTTAAGGAATGGAAACCATTCCCAACAGAACTTATACA